CCATGGGTGGGGTGGGGGAAGTGTCGTATAGTCACAATCCTGAATCGGCACCACAGTACCAAAATGGCTAGACAATGCTAGACAAAACACCTGATCCAACAGCAGAAACGGCAGAAACCCGCCTGAGCGAGCGCCGGGCCGACATTGAGGCCTCGCTCCAGGTTGTCTCCACGCTCAAACCGTCCGATCGCCGGTTTGTCGCGGCCGTGCTGATGGGTTACTCGCTCAAAGACGCCTACCTGCACGCCAAGCCAGATTACGATGGGCCAAATGCCCGCAAGCTGGGGTGGGAGTGGCGACAGAAGGATGTCATTCAGGCGGCCATTGACGAATATTTTCACAAGAAGGAAATGACGCCGCGCCGGGCCGTGGCGCTGCTGAGCGAAAAGGCCGAGTTCGATCTTACCCGGTACCTGCGCTACGTGCGCGATGACACCGGCCGTATCACCGATGTCTGGGTAGATGTGGAGGCCATTGGTGAGGATGGTTACGGACACGTGCTGATCGGGCCCAAATATGACCGCAACGGCCGTTTGATGTTTGAGTTTGAGAAGTCTCTGCCTGCGCTGGAAGACGTAATGAAATATTTAGGCCTCTTCAAAGAGCGCAGCGAAACACTAGACTGGCGTGACGAGATTGTGGAGATGCTGCAAAACGGCCGTATAACAGCAGACGACGTAGCTAGAGAGCTTACCCCCGAAGACGCCAAAGAGATAATCGCCCGCGCTAACCTGGCGCGAAAGGGGGGCAGGTGACCATCCTTTCCCAGCTCTCGCCCGAGGCCCGGCGTGGCTACCAGCTGGACCGGCTGCGGCGCAAGGCGGCGACGGCCGCCGCCCTTTCGGCCCCGCCCACCTGGCAGGCGTGGCTGCCCCGCCTCTTCCCCCGCACCTTCACCGGCGCGTTTGCTGAGCACCATGCCGAGCTGTGGGAGTGGGTGGACGGCATCGAGCCAGGCGCAACGCCCAGCCCGGCCGCTTTTGTGTCCATCCTGGCGCGCGGCGGGGGCAAGACGACGACGGCCGAAACGGCCGTGGTGCGCCTGGGGGCCAAAAAGAGCCGCGATTTTGTGCTTTACGTCCGGAGTAACCAGGATAAGGCCAATGAATCGATCCAAAACATCGCTGCCAAGCTAGAGGGACCAACGGTGGACCTGTATTACCCTGACCTGGCCAATCGCAAGGTGGGCAAGTATGGCAACTCGAAGGGCTGGCGCATGGACATGTTTCGCTGCGCCTCAGGCTTTAACGGCATGGCGCTGGGGCTGGACGCGGCCGCCCGTGGCGTGAAGCTGGACGATTTGCGGCCGGACATCATTGTGCTGGATGATATTGACAGCAAACACGACAGCCCCAAGACGGTGCAGAAGAAGATCGACATCATTACCACCAGCATTTTACCGGCCGGGGCGACGCACCTGGCGGTGCTGTTTGTGCAAAATCTCATCCACGCTTTCAGCATCGCGTCGCAGATCGTGGCTGGCACGGCCGATTTTATGAATGACCGCCACGTGAGCGGACCGCACCCGGCCGTGCGCAATCTAGCTTACCACACCGAGCAGCAGCCGGACGGGACGACACGCTACATCATTGACGGTGGCGAACCGACGTGGGCGGGGCAGCCGCTGGAAGTGTGCCAGGCGCAAATCAACCTGTGGGGGCTGGCGGCGTTTTTGAAGGAGGCGCAGCACGAGGTCGAGGAAAGCGGCGGCATGTGGGATCACATCGAGTTCCGCCACGTGCAGGCCGATGACCTGCCCGATTTCATCGACGCCCAGGTGTGGTGCGACCCGGCCGTTACCTCGACCGACGACAGCGATAATAACGGCGTGGTAGCTGGCGGCATTGCCGACGATGGGCCGGGCACAATTTACGTCATGTACAGCGACGAGCGCATTGATTCCCCCGTGGGCGTGCTGAAGCGGGCCATCCTGAAAGCCATCGAGCTGCGGTGTACCACGGTGGGCGTGGAAACCGACCAGGGCGGCGATACCTGGAAGAGTGTCTATTACCAGGCGTGGCAGGAGATTCTGAGTAGTGATGACATCCCGTATATTATCAGCCGGGAAACGGCCGTTGCCCGCGACGACATTGACACCAGCGACTACAGCGAAGACGAGCTCCTGCGCATCGATGCTTTCATTCTGCGTGACGAGACGTGGGAGCCGCTGAAACGGCCGAAGTACCGCTATGCCAAGGCAGGCGCGGGGCACGGCTCGAAGGTCGAGCGTAACCAGCGTATGTTGTCGGATTACGAACTCGGCCGTGTGGTGCACGTTTTGGGCACTCATGGCGCAATTGAGAAGGCGCTGCGGCGCTTTCCTAACAAGCCGCTCGACCTGGCGGACGCCGGTTACTGGCTGTGGTTCCACCTGAAGAAGCGGCGCACGAGGAGCAGGATAGGCTAATGAATCCAATACAGCGATTTAGATTATGGATCGGCCGTACGGCCATGAAGGCGGCCGGGCTGACGTTTGTGCCGCAGTGGCTGCGCCACTCGTTTATGTCAGTGGCCTGGACTGTGCTGCTTAAGCAAGGGCTCAAGGGCAACGCCACGGCCTACGCCTGCGCCACGCTGCTGGCCCGCACGTTCCCGGAGCCGGAGCTGTGGCCGTGGCAGACAACGGCCGAGGGCGAATACGAGAAAATCATCAATCACCCCCACCGTGACTTGATGAGCAAACCCAATGGCGACATGGGCGAGGCGGAGCTGCTGGCGTTTTGCGTGGTGTACGCGGCCGTTGGTGGCAATATCTACCTCTGGAAGCAGCGCAACAACGCCGGGCAGGTAATTGGCTTCTGGCCGTTCCACGATGGCGATATGCAGCCCATCCCTGGTATCACCACCGAAGAGGGGCTGGTGGCGTATTATGTGCTGGACACGGGCGACGGCCGTACCGGTAACCCGTTTGGCGTCAATCGGCATGACAACGTGGTGGGCGTAGCCATCCCCAAGGCTGACGTTATCCACTGGAAATGGATGATTGACCCGGAGCAGCCGTGGCGCGGCATTGGTGCTTTGGAGGCGTCGATTAACGACAGTCAGGTCGCCAACGAAATCCGAGCCTACATTTACTCGCTGCTGAAAAATGACGCCAAGCCCCCGATTGTCATCAACCTGGCCGAAGGTGAGGAGTATGACGAGGATAAGGCCGAGCGGCTGAGAACGCAGTGGTTGCAGCGCTACGGCGGCAGCAACCGGGGCACACCCGCTTTCCTGGAATTTGGCATGAATGTTAAGGAGCTGGGCTTTGATTTGCAGCAGCTGGAGATTGACAGTTTGCGTGACGGCCCAGATGCGGCGATCTGCATGGGGTTTGGCATTCACCCGGCCGTGGTGGGGGCATTGGTGGGGCTGAAGCATTCCACCTACTCAAACTTTGAAGAGGCGCGGCGCGCCCTCACCGAGCAAACCCTGATCCCTCTCTGGCGCTCGTTTGCCAGCGAGGTAGAGCAGGCAATGCGTGACGAAAAGGGGTACGGCCCGGCCGTGCGGATCCGCTTTGATATTGCCCAGGTGCGTGCCCTGACGGAAAACCAGACGGCCGTGCGCGAGTTTGCCCTGAACGCCTTTAACGCCAGCCTCATCACCCGCGCCGCTGCGCTGCAAATGCTGGGGATGAAGTCGGGGCCGGTTGACGAGGTGTACAAGGTGGGGCTGACCACGACGTTTTTACCGGCTGGGCAGGCGATGGCACTGCCGGGAGCGGCCGGTGCTACTGACGGCAAAGAGCTGGTTTTGTGGCAGCGCCGCGATGGGAGCGGTCACCAGAACGGCCGTATGCAAAAGGCGGCTGACGAACCGCCGTGTTTCGACTGGGACTGGGGCGAAATTCACATGCTTGACTATAAATCTTTTCCCCAGGGCAGCGACGGGGCGCAGCAGCTTTCTGCGCCCGCAAACCAGATAGCGGGTCAGCGCACGGCCATTGCCCGACTGCGCGACGTGCGTGAAGCGCTGCTGCCCAAGGCAGAGACGGCTGTGGCCCGCTATTTCGCGGCGTACGCCGGGCGGGTCGCTGCCGCGCTGGAGGTGGAAAAGAACCTAACGCCTGCAGGAAACGGCCGGGCGCTGGCTGCCAAAGAGCTGACCCAGGCGGATGTCAACCGCCTGTACGCCATGATTTATGGCCAGGAAGACGCCGAAGGCCTGCTGGGGGTCATTGAAGAAATTCAGCTGGCGGTGGCGCTGGAAAGTTGGGGGGTATTAAACCTGCTTATTGATTCGGCGGGCGAGTTTGACCGCAGCGACCAGGCGGTGGCGCTGCTGCTGCAAACGGCCGGGCAGCGCGTGCACAACATTACCGACAGCACGCGGGAAATGCTGCAAACTCATTTGCAGCGGGTCTATACAGGCGGCTGGTCGATCAATGATGTTGTCAACGGCCGTTCTGGGCTGCCGGGTATAAAGGAGTTTATTGCCGAGACGTACCAGGGACGCAACCGGGCCATTGCTCGCACCGAAATCGGTACGGCGCAGCAGGCGGTGGCGGTAGGGCGGTATAAGGGGGCCGGAGCAGATGGGGTGATTGTGTTTGACAACGGGTTTGAGAATTCTCACCCCACCTGTCAGGAATTAGACGGCACGGTGCAGACGCTGGAATGGGCAGCGGCGAACCCGCTGCAACATCCCAACTGCGTACGGGCCTTCGGTGCCTGGTTTAAGGATTAGCCTATGACGACACAGCCTAGCCAACCCGACGCAGCGACGGCCGTGCGGCCGTCTACCCCCTGCTCTCAGCCATCAAAGGCAGTGCTGCCGCCAGAGCGCGTGCGCGAGCTGGCCCGCCTGGAACGGCAAATGATCCCGGTATTGAACAGCATTCGGGCGGAGCTGGGCAAACGCCCGGTGATTGTGCCCAAGGAGTAGCGCTTGCGACAAGCGGCGTTTACACGCAAACGTCTCTCATCTTTTTTAATTGACACCGTAAGGGTTTGGCCCTAGAATGAGACCAACCAAATAGACATAAGCGCCCCACCTATCAACAGTGACGATTAGCAGCGGCGGAGAATCCTATCAGATTCTTCGCCGCTTTTTTGATTCCTATGCACGAAACAAAAACGCTTCCTCAATTTACGAAAGAAATTAACGGCCGTACCGTCACCGGCATTTTTGCGGTGAATGGCAATGTGGACAGCGGCGGCGACGTGAGCGTGAATGGCGCATTTGCCAAACGCCTGGCTGACGGCAGCCGCAAGCGCGCCCGCCACCTGTGGAACCATAACAGTATGAACCCGCCCATCGCGTCCATCCGCGAGCTGCGCGAGGTCGGCCGTGACGAGCTGCCAGAGAAGGTGCTGCAATATGCCCCCGACGCCACCGGCGGCGTACTGGTGACCCGCGAGTATTACGAAGGGGTGGAGCTGGCCAATTGGGTGCTGGCAGGCATCAAGGCGGGCGACATCACTGAGATGAGCTACGCCTACGATGTGCATGATTGGGATTACGAGGACCGGGGCGGCACAAAAGTGCGCGTGCTGAAGGACATCGAAATTTTTGACACCAGTGATGTGAACTGGGGGATGAATCCCGCAACGGCCGCTGTGAAGGGGATTGCCGGAGACGGCCTGACCTTTATGCAGCACGGCGAGGCAGTGGAGACCGCGCTTGCCGAATACCTGGAGCGGATCAAGGACCGGCGCGATTTTCGCGCCAAGGAGGGCCGGGTGCTTTCCGCCTCCAATCGGGAGCGGATTAAAATGCTGGTGGCGTCTTTGCATGACGTAGCTGGCGATTTAGAGCAGCTGCTGCTGGAAACCGAACCGAAAGCAGACCCGGCCCTTGTTTTGCAGGCATTGGCAACTTATCAGGCGACTCTCGCCAAACTCAACGGAGTGAAATTATCATGAGCAAAATCAGAAGCGTAGCAGAAGTACGGGGCGAGCTAGACGCCAAAAACGCGGCCCTGGTTGAGATTTTTGAGAAGGCAAAAACGGACAATGGCTACAGCATGTCGGACGACACTCTTGCCGACGTGCAAGCGCGCAATGCGGAAATCAACGATCTGGGCATCG